GGTCGTCGGCAGCGTCAGTTGTGGTATAAGAGACAGACCACCGGCATCAATGATGTTCTGGCCGTTTTCTGCCGCCTTGCTGTTGAAGCGCGGGGCCAAGCCGGTAAAGCGTTGCGGCGTGGCCGAGGTATCGCCGTAGAACAAGGTATTAGCTAGGTTCTGGTTCATGCCCTCCACGAAAGCACGCTCTTCGCTCAAGCGCCAAGCTGCAGAATTACCGTTCAAATCGGCCAGCGCCTTATCGGTCAGCGCGTAGCTTTCCAGCATGCCCATGCTGTCTTTGATGGTAACCGTGGTCGATTTCTCCGGCTGCACGCCATAGTTCAGCATACGCCAAGTACCCTGCGGCAAACCGCTGCGCACCGTGGTTTTATGCTCAGTGAAACCGTTGGCTTCCAACCAAGTGGCATCCTCCAAGATTTCATTGGTTTCCGTCAGCATTTCGATGATGTCGGAGATATTCCCCTTGTCATCCATGCGGCTGGCCACATCGGCCAAAGTCGGATTGTTGTGTGTCAATACACCCATTGCTTACCCCTTTTAAGGATTCATGTTGCTTGCGTTGTAAAAACTCTGCGCCGAACGCGCCTCGCCCTTGTTGCCATTGACCATACCGTCTTCCCGCAAGGTCAAGCCAACCCGGTAGAACATCCGGATAAAGGCCGGATGGTTGCCCAAGCCGGACTGATTGAGTAAATCAGACAATTCCGGCGAGCCATATTGCTGCAAGGCACGCTTCGCCACCGCCATGTTTTCGTTCAGCTTTTCACCGCCAAACTCTGCATCCGTGCGCGATTGCTGCGCCCATTGGTTACTTAAAGCTTCCATCTGTGCACTGTGGCGCTGCTCCAACATGGACGACATCCGCCCCAGCATCAGGTTGGCCTGTTCGTTATCCAAGCCGATTTCACGTGCCGCCGCTTCGTATTCCTTCAGCACATCGGCATCGTATTCTTTGCCTTCTGCCGCCGTGAATTGATACTGCTCCGGCACCGCCGGCTTTTCTTGCTGCTCAGGCGCGGTCTGCTGTTCCGGTTCGGCAGGCTGCTGCGCTTCCGCTGCCGCCTGTGCTTGCTCCGGCGCAGCCTCTTCCGCCGCCGCTTCCGTGATTAAAGTCTCATCGCTCATCGCGTGTTTCCCTCATCATCAAATCGTATTCATCCGGGCATTCGCGCATCACCCAGTCCAACAGCCACAAGCCGAGATTGCGCTGCCCTTCGGCAAACGCCATCCGCAACGGCTCAGGGTTGAATACCGAACGCCACACGCCGGCCTGTTCCAACAAACGCCACACCACCCGCCGTCCGGCCGGCAGCTTCATCAGCGCCCGAATATCCGACTGCATCGCTTCCTGTTTCATTACCCCTCCAGCTGTCTGCCGCCACTCTAGCGCAACTTATTCCCCGCCGAGTGTATGTTTAAAATCAGGTAAATTATTCCGTTAATAATCGTTAATTTCAGATGGCAGGCAAAACAAAAGCAGCCCGAAGGCTGCTGAAAAAGCCCGCGCGGGGCGGGCTGGGGGATGAGCGATTATGCGAAAGCGGGTTGCTGTATTTGTTTACACTGCTCCGCTTCCTCTTCTTGTCTGCGAATCAATATGGCTTCGGCAATATTCCTTTCGGTGATGCCATTACCATTACGCAGGCGTAGCTTGGTTTTGACTTTATCCCATCCGTAGATTTTTACCAAGATGGCAATACTTTCATCAGCAAAAGAGCCGGAGATGACTTCCACTTCTTGCAGGTCAATCATGATTCTGCTGATGACAGGGTTCTCAAAAGCTTCGATTATTTGGTCGCGGAATGGGATGGCAGCTCGGCGGGAAGCAAGGCTGCCACTTGGCAAGCGGATAATTTTTTCCATGTCAGCCTCCTTTAATTAACCGGTTAATGTATCTAATATATCTGCAATTTCCGAATTAGCAGACGGTGTTGTGATTTGGTTTAGATTGCTAGTCTGCAATCTGCATCGGATAATTACCCCGTCCCAAGATAAGTCTTGGAAACAGGGTTTGATGCGTTTTATTCTATGCGGAAAATTTGATATTGACAACTCGGCATTACCTGTGATTATGGTTAGTTCTCCGCCGAAACTTTCCACCACCTCGATAAATCGCGGCAGCCCCAAACCTGCATGGTTGTTACCGCTGCTATATCTGGCAAGGCTTCCCATAGGATTGCCTATTACGTCTGGCGGCAATTGTTGCGCCCAGTCGTCTTGTGGCTTGATAGTCTTGGATGAGTTACCTTTTTGAATACACCACTCAATAGCATCAGCGTGATTATCTATTTGAATACCAACGCGATTTAACTCTTTTAGAAATCCACTTCCACAGTCAGCTAGGGCAAACTCTATCAAACCGTTGTATTTTTGCGCCATCGAGAAGCCGGTGGATTTGCCGTGCGACCACACGTTGTCGTGCACTTCACCGATGGCATCGATTAGAGGGGAAATGGCCGCCCTGTTTCCTCCATCCACCATCGCATTGATGCAACTACCTATCTGTGTAGTGGCACTATCAACAGATTCTTCACAGTCGAGCATGGTTAGCATGGAGTAGTTTCTGCCTAAATTCGGCCGGTTAACTGGGTATCCTGTCCCCCATAATTGGTCAAGAAACCCTATCGTAGTCAGATAACTCATACCTTTAGGCTGCGTTACAAAATGATTCTGCGGCACTTTATGCTTGTACATATATGCTGCCATGCAGACCATATAATCAGGCCGCATAAATTCATAGATATGCAGTGGGCTATCTTTGACTTTCCTGCAATCTAGCAGCGCTGAAATCAACTCTTTAGCCATAAGTTAAATATCCATTTCAATCCAACACGCTCCACGTTTCAACACACGGCCATATCATGACCGAACTAATCCAACACTCCTCCATCATACCCCAAGCCACAAAAAAAGGCAGCCCGAAGGCTGCTTGAGGTTGCCTGAAACATCAGGCGGAGAGGTTGGCCATCTTTTGCAGGCTGCCTGCCAGATGGTCGTGGTAGTAAGGGTCGTGCATTTGGGCTTGGGCTTCCTGCAGGGCGGCGCGGCAATGCTTGAGCCAGCTTTGCGATTCGCTCCACAGGGTATGTGCGGCCACGCCTTTTTCGCGCGCGCCGAGCATTTTCAGCGGGATGCTCAGTTCAGCCAGCTGGCGGGTTGCCCAGTCGAGGAAGTAAACCGCCGTGCCGAAGCGGCTGACCTGTTGTTCGCTGAAGGTGATGCCGTTTGGTTTGGGCTGCATATTTTCAGGTAGCCTATCCAACACTTCGCCGTTCAGCCCGCTTTGTAATGTGAGCGAATGCACATAAGCCACCGCAGCAGGCAGCAGCGGGGCGGCGATTTGGTCGATATGCGCCACGCCGAAGCGCTGATGCACCATGCGGTAGGCAGCCGAATAATCGATACCGCAGCGGGCGACCAGCAGCTTGACCGCATCCACCAAGCCGCGCCGTTCGTCTATCGTGGTTTGGGTTTCGAGCTTGGGGCTACCTGAAAGAATCTGCTCAATCTGTTCGTCGCACCATACGGCAAATTTCGGGTCGAGCCAGCGGGCGAAATCAACTGCTAGTTTGGGGTGCAACCAAGTACCTTGTTCCGTACCGCCCTGCTTGATGATAACTATTTGATTATCTTCCGTTGCTCTTTTTGGAGTAACGCTTAATTTTTCAGCAAGTGCGGCGATATACTCTTGAGTTCTTTCAGATTTTAGATAATTACCAACACGCCTATTGAAATGAGCGGCTACAACAGTAGCGTTCAAGTAGCCATTATTTTGAAAAGAAACTGGGAAATTACCGAAAGATACGGTTTTGATGCTATTCATGAGATTTACTCCTGTTTGAGATTTAAAACCCTTTCGAAGGGGTGGCGGGGTGTTCGAAACATGTAAACAGACATGCCGCCAGCCTTGCGGACTGGCGCACCCCGCCATAGGAGTAAACTTTGTGATGGGTTCAAGGAGAGAGCAATGAAACCAATAGACACAAAAAATCCACACTATCGGGGCGGGAGCCGCTGTTTCAGGTGTTTCGAGCACCTAGCAAATATCATACAAGCAAAAACCCGCTGTTGCAAGCGGGTTGTATTTGTTATTATGACTTTGCGAGTTCAAAAAGAACAGATGTTTTAAAAAACTCCGCAGCATCTTCTATGGCCGAGTCATCATCATCAACGACAAATTCTTGATAGTTATCTCCGCGAATAACTATTTTTTCATGATTATTCTCTATCTTTACAGAACAAGGGATTGATATTATCTTTTCCCCTAACTCATCAGTAATTAAAATAATAGAAACTTGAAAATTAATCTTTGGTGAGCCGTTTTTGCGCAATACAGGAGGTCTCTGATTATCTGATATGCGTACAAATCGACCATTCTCTTCATATGTTGCAAAAACATATGGCTTCTTATTATGCGCAGCCGCTTCTACCTTGCCAACAGGAATATCTAAACTATTGTAAATAATCGAGACATAATTTTTTATTAGAGATAAAAGCTGTTGATATTGTTTTTTCTTTACCTCTTCGGAGGTATTCCAAATACGGCACATAGCATCATATGTAGTCATAACATAATCCTCGTAAATAATGGATAGATATATCTTTAGGTCTAGGTACTAATTTTCAAGATTCAACTGCGCTGTTACTTCATCATAAGGCAGAATCCGCTTTTGCTGCTCGCACAGCTCAATATATTTAGCTAAGTGCTTAATATGATGCGGCTCCACAAACAGACTAGTAAATTTCAAATCACGCTTTTCTGTTGCCGCCCAAGAAGTCGAAATATACCACCGCGAGAAGTCGTAAGAGAGTAGTGCCGGATATTCCTCCTCTAGCCGCCGCGCAGCATCCGAATATTCGTTGCTGGAAAATTTCCGCACCAAGTAAGTTATCCGCCACAGCTTGTCATTACCGATCAGCAAATGGATGTATGAAACACCAGCCATAAACAAAGCCATCCCCAGCACAATCACCAGCCCGGCTTCATGGCTCAACCAATACCCCAGCAGCATCAACACCACGAAAACACCAGCTAGCTTCATAATCTGGAGAAAGGCAATGCCCATGATGTTTCTAAATAGCGCACAGATATTGCCCCGTTCTAGGCTTTTGTATTTTGCATACAACTCTAAATCATCCGTCAGCCTATTATATCTCATTTCTTGCCCACTCCTAATACAATACAAAAAGATTATCAGTGTTATTATGCAATGCAATTAATTACATACAATCTTATAAACCTGCTCCGCCATAGACTCTGGTGAGATGGGGTTATATTGGATTTGATGTGGTGCATGGTGCAATGAATAAACTAATCCATACCGACTATGATTAGCGATTAAATCTTTTATACCGTATTGTCTAGTTTGGCAAATGATAGAAAACTGTATTTTTACTTCGTCAAAAGTGTGCCGCCTAGAGCCGAGGCTTTCGGTTACTGCTTTATCATAAGCTACTTTTACCCAAGCACTTTGTTGCGGCACTATAGTTTCTGTATCAATGAAGGAATATTTTGCGACACCATTTTGTGAACCCATCATAAGGTATTGCCACCGGCCAAACCTTCCCTTCGCTGATTCAATCCTCATAACAGTATCATCAAACTCATCCGCATAAGCAGCGGTTCCGAATAAACAAACTAATAGGGAAATCAATAGTTTTTTCATCATTCAATTCCTCAATCCGAATAAACCCGTTTCACTTCCTTAGACAGCATCAAGTACAGCGCCCATCCAATCCACCATGCGATATTAAACGCATTGCCAGTTAAGCCGCCGATACCAGCAATTACCCCCAACATGGAAATTGTTGCCAGCACAGATGAACGTTTAAAACGGTACCCAAGCAGCCACACCGGCACGGCAGAGGCTACAATCAACAACAGCGACAGGAATAGTGCTATAGCCCACTCTGTGCCGCCGGTTGTTGGTTGTGCGATGCCAATGATGGTATAGACAATGGAGATTAAAACACGGATAACCGTAATTGCTAGAAACACATTCAGCGGCGCTGGGATACGCTTGCCCATCATCCATCTCCTTTACACAATCCAACACTTCCCATCATACCCCAAGCCACAAAAAAAGGCAGCCTGCGCCGCCCTTTATTCCCGCCTTGCCTAAGCATAGCCGCTGAATGCCTCCGTCACGTCCGCGTTGCCGGCGGCCTGGCTGACTTTCTGCATCGCATCCGCTGCTTGGTTGGCCATCTCCATTTGCTGCGCCTGCTGTTGCTGTTGCGCCCGCTGTTCGCGTACCGCCTGCACCTGCTCTTCCGGCAACATGATGGACTGATCCACACCCAAGGCCGAAGCGTATACATCCGTCAAGCGGTCGGCATCAATCTTGTCCAGTACCTCCGGCTTGAACTGTGCCACGCCGCCCACGGTCGAAATGAAGCGGTCGATGCTGTTGGTGGCCACAGCCTGCTGTGCCTGCGCCAACATCGATACCAGCTGAATATCAATATCCACGCCATCCAATTCCTCCGGCGGCTGGGGCAGCATCTGCGCCTCCTGCATAAAATCGAAGGTGGTTTCAATCAGCGGGTCGAGCAACTCGTTCTGCAAACGCTCCAACACCGGACCCAACATCAGCAGTTTTTCCTCATGCCGTTCCGCCACCTCCGTGGCTGTCATGTTCGGGTTTTGCTGATTGCTCAACATCAGGAACAAATCCGCGTAGAAGGTACTGCGGATGCGCCCGCGTACATCCTGAATATCCTGCAACAGGTGGTTCAAATCCAGCTGCACTTCATACAGCGGGCGGATACCTGCCTGCGATCCGGCAGTATCGTTGTACACAATCCCGCCCGGCAGCCTATCCACATCCCGATACTTCAGGCTGGTCGGCACTTGCAGCGGCGGATTGGTTTTGTAGTCGATACCCTGCGCCTTGCGCAGCTGCTCGTGTTGCAACTGCTTAATATCGCCCAATGCCTCCATGCCCGGGCTGTGGCCGTAAATATCCCCGCCCGATACCGTCCAGCGCGGGCAGAGTGCCGGGAAACGCCGAAAGCCGCTTTCGCGCAGCACATCGTTCTCACCCGCCCCTTTTTCCAAATACACCGAACGCCACGGCATATTCAGCGCATCACGGCGCGAAGCATCCCGCTCCAAGCGCGGCTCGACGGCATGGATGATGGTTACCCAGTCATCATACCGCCCATTGTCGTAGCGGCGGCGCAGGGATGGGCTGCAATTATCGTAACCGAATTCGCGCACCGTCTCCGCCACCGTCTTCTGGAACTCACGATACAGCGTGTCCACCTCGCCTTTCCAGTTGGTCGCCACCGCGTACTCCCCCACCGTCAGCGGGTAGTGGTGCAGCACGGCGTGGAAATCCGGCAGGATGATGCCGGCCGCCGTGCCGAACGCTCCCAACTCCTCATACACCGCATGCAAAGCACGGTAGGTATTCGAGCGCTGAAAAACGGTGTGCATCAGCTTGGTTGTTTGGTCGAGCCACAACTTAACCGGCTGATACTGCATCAAGTCGGCATCCTCAATCGCCAGCTTAAACCAAGGCCGCGCCGGCGAAGTCATGCCGCTCATCATCCCCGCCGCCAAGATACGCAGCGACTGCGTGCCGGTGCTGTCGTAAATCTCATTGAAGCGCTTATCGCCGCGATTGCGCTCATCTGCCAAGAAGCGCCCGGAGCGCGGCAGTAGATGGCGGGAAATATCGCGCCAATGCTCATCCCAAGAAGCACGCTCCTTCTTCAGGTCGGTGTGCCGCTTCAGGATACGTTTGCGTAAATTCGTGTCCATGTTTTACCCCAAGAGAGAGGTTTTGCCCAACAGGTTTTGCTTGCCTAATTTCAGCTGGTCGTTCCCAATCCCTGCCGCACCGGTCAGCATGGTGCTGCTTACGCCGCCGCCGTCCTGTTGAGCCGCCTGCAACAAGCCGGCCGTGTTGGCTTTCTTGCTGTTGGCTTTATTGAAATCGCGTTCCGCCTGCAAAGCCTGATCCTTCGCCTGCTTTTCCGCTTGTGCTTGCGCTTGGCTTTGTTTCTTGGCCGCACGCTCACCGGAGTAAATCGAATAACCTGTTCCCACTGCCGCTGCTACGGCGGCAATCACTGGTGCTGCTGGCATCGTCTCTATCCTTTCGTCAGTTGCCGTAAATAAACCACATCCTCACGGCGGCAACGCCGCGCAAGTATGCCTTCAAAACTGCTGCCCGGCTTGGCATGCCAGGCCACATAAGCCGCGCCACGCCGTGCCGCTTCCCGCTCAATCGCCTGCACCAAGCGCAAACCGTCCATACCCACCCGATATGCCGGCAGCAGAAACAGCGCATCGTGCTGGCACATCAGGCAGTCATAATGCGGATGGCGTGAAAGGAAGGCCGAGCAATAGCCCACCAGTTCGCCATCAACAAACGCCCCGGCAAACAGCAGATTACCCGCCGCCGCCGCCGCCCGATACAGCTCACGGTTCAAGCTAACCTTGCCCGCCCAGGCCGCTTCCGTTTCCAAGCGGTGCGTCTCCGCCAGCTGCTGCTCAATCCAATCCATATGGCGCAAGCCATCATCTATCCGCACATCAAGCATAAGGGTTGTACCTCAACACATCTCTGTTCCCACCTGCCGCACGCAGGCTGTCGATTTTCGGCGTATCCAACAACGCCAAACAGTAGGCACTCGCATAGTCCGGCGAACGGCCGATTTTCGCCACAATCTCCTCACGGCTCGCCACATAGATTTCCGCGCCGGACAACTTCCAAGTCGGCGCACACAAATCCGCCAGCAGGCGCGAATCCGGCGGCAGGGCGATGCCCGTATTGTTGGCCGGGTCGAGCGCCTCACGCATCCGCCACCACAGCTGCGAACGCAGATTGCGGAAGCCCAAGCGCCCCGACTTATCCCTCGCCGTCGATTTCTCCGCCACATTCACGCCAATCACTTGCTGCCGTGCTTCCATCAGGAAATCAAACGGCGCACTGCCCACCCCGATCACGTCAATATGGATTGGCGCACGGTTACGCAAAGCCGCCATCACCAAGCCCGCCGTAGCCGGGCCGTCCGGCGTTTGGCTGCCCGGATACACCAGCGGCCGGTCAAACCACATCCCGTGCCGCCGCGCCAATACCGTCTCATCCTTGCCGCCGCGTGCCACGTCCACCCCCAGGCTGTCCATTTCAGGTAGCCTGTCCAAAGGCTTCCAACGCGCCATCGCCGCTTCCACCCATGCAGTCGGGATAACCTGCCACGGGTCATCCTCAATCCCCGCGCTGAAATCCCCGTTCAGCATTTGCGAGCGCAGCGGCTCAGGCAGCGATTGCAACGTATTCACATAGCCCGTGCCCATCAGATACGGGTTATCCGTTACCCTAGACGGGATAAACGTACGGGCCAACGGCTTCACCACTTCCTCCGGTTTGAACGCCTCGCGCTCGAATTCATACACCGGCACCCCGTCCACCAACACAAATTCCCGTCCGTCATCTACCCACACATCCTTGCCGTCCACGCTGGCCGCATAGCGGATTTCCCCGCCCGCCGCCGGATTAGGAAACTTCTTATCCAGCCACGGCGCAAAGAAATCCACTATCCAACGCCCCTCCGCCGTGGTCGGCGGGTTAAAGGTCAAGAGCGCCTGGCATTTCTGATTCGGGTCGGTCGAACGCAGCCAGCCCAGCAGCGCCCGCACCTGAATTTCCAAGAAGTTTGCCGCCTCGTCGAATATCAGCAAGTCATGCGGCCGCCCCTGATACTTCTGCCAGTCGTCAATATGCAGGCAGCTGCCCAATTCAATCTGCCGCCCGTCCAGCCGCCACACACCCTTTTGGCTGTTGAAACCGTCATCATTGCCGACCAGCTCGCGCAACCTATCCACAATCCCCTGCAGCTGCTTGGCATCGCGGCGCAGGATTAACACCTTTTGGTGCTGGGTAAGCGCCTTGCCGCAGGCCAAATCCGTCTTGCCGCCGCCCGCCGCCCCACCGAAGCCGATAATATCCGCCTGCGTGGTATAGGCCGCCAGCTGTGGCCCAGGCAGCGGCAGCCACAGCGGCAAATCGCGCAGCAGGCCGTCCAGCTCCAGCCGCTCCGCCTCCGTCAGGTAAGGCAGCAATTCAGCCACCTCACGCGGCAATACGTCATTCCCCATCTTTTCTTGCCTTCGCCATCGCCAACAAGCCGGCAATCTTGGCCGAACGCTCTGCATCCGAAATCACAATCGCTTCGCCATCGCGCCCGCTCAGTTCCGTCCGATCCACAAACATGCCCAAATGCTTGCCCAACAAGTCCAAAGCCTTGCCCGCGCCGGTCGGCTCCAGCGCATACACTTCCACCTCCCGCGCCGTTACTTCGCCCAGCTGCGCATTCTTCACAACTTCCGTTATCCGCACCGGCTTCCTACCCATGCAAATATCCCGCAGCTCGCGCAAATCCCGTACTACCTCATCTTGGGTCAGTTCCACCCGCTCCGAACGTTTGTTTCGCGCCGCTTCAATCGCCTGTTGAATGACAAGTTTTGACAAGTTCTGTGCCCCAATCTGCCGCGCCGTCTGCTCACTATAGCCGGCCCGAATCGCCGCCTGCGTGGCATTCAAATCCACCAAATATTCCTCAACAAACCTTGCTTGTTTTGCTGTCAGCTTTTCCATCCGCCCCATTGTAGTGCTCCCTCCATCTATTCGAGTGTATCCGGCGTATCCGGCCAGCGCTCATAACGGCAGATTGCCGCCACCGTGCGCATCTTCACTTCATACGCCCACGCCAACGTTTCATACTTCACACCTTGTTCATGCAGCCGCCGAATCACTTCCACTTCCCGCCTCGTCAAAATTGCCTTCGGATTACTCTCCCCCGCCCACAGCCCCATTCATCCCTCCGC